AAACAAAAAGCCCGTCGGTGCTGGAACACCGGCGAGCCTGCAAAGGGATGATGGTTTGAACCCCCATCACCCCGAAGAATAACATACTTTGGAGGTTTTAGCAAGTGGACATTATTTGTAGAAAACTCGCCAACGAGATGATCTACGCCTACCACTACGGGCGCTTCTGGCGCTGGGACGAGGGGCGGAGCATCTGGAAGGAGAGCCATCTGATGGCCCAGAAGTTCGAGCGTGCCAGGGCTGCGCTCAAGACGCTGACGCCGGAGTCCTTCTTCTCCGACGGCGCGGAGTTCGCTCTGCTGGATGAGTACGAGATTTCCCTTGACATGGCCGAAGCGCTCAGAATCGCAAAGCCCTGCAAAAATGCACCGATAGACCCGGTAGAGGAGGACACTTCCTCGGATGTTCCTGCTCCCTGTATCTGCTCCACCTGCACCTGTGGCGGGTGCAAAGAAGAATGCTTCGGAAACTGCCGCAGCTGCGGCCACCCCGTGCAGGAGTGCAACAGCTACCAGACCGAAGGCGAAAAGCATTTGACTTCCGCTCACTCTGAGGATGTTGCCGAACCGTTCGGCAATATCCCCGCCGCCCCTACCTTTGACTTCTCGGCTCTGGGTGATTTGTCCCAGCAGGCCGCAGACGCCGACCAGCAGTTTGATTTGCATTACGGCGCGGCGCAGGACGAATACCTGATTTCCTGCATCTACCTCGCCCGCATCCACGCTCTGACTGCCAAGGCGGGCCGGTATGGCGGCGGTACATGGACAAAGTGGTATGAGAGCAAGGGACTCAGCGAAGGCAGCGCCCGCACGATGGTCAAAAACGGTGACGCTTTTAATTCCGCAACAGTTGCGGAATTAAAACAGCTGCCCGAGCTGACCCGCAAAGATTTGAACCTCATCGCCCGCAGCGGGTGTGCCGCGCAGGTGGTCGAAGCTGCCGGAGACAGCCAGCGGGTGCAGGAGCTTTTAGCCCAGCTCAAGGCCAAAGAGTATAAGCTGAACGAAACGCAGGCCAGGTTGAAGAGCGCCTGCATTCAGGAGCAGGAGTCGCGGGACGCAATGAATACCGCCAATGCACAGCTGGAGGCCGCAAATGCTGATATTAAAGGTCTGACCGAGCAGAACGATCAGCTCAAAAGCCGCTTAGACGCCGCCGAAGCCCGGGAAGAGGAAGCATGGAAGATGCAGAGCAAGGCCGAGCAGCGTGCCAAAACCGCCGAGAGCCAGCTGGAAGGCTCCCGTCAGGTAGCCGAAGCGGCCAAGCGTCACGCCGACAAGTGGAGATTCGAGGCCGAAGCCGCCCGGAAGCAGCCCATCGTAGCTGTGGTGGACGAGGAAGAGGTTGACCGCCGGGCAGCAGAAAAGGCTTGGGGTCTTGCAGATGCCCGGAATGCCGAACTGGCCAAGGACAACGCCAGCCTGAAAAAGCAGCTTGCCGCCCTTCGGGCCAAAGTCAGTGACGATGCACAGGCCGATTTTGAGACCGCCAACTTCTGCGTCAATTCCATCCGGGCCGCATGGGACACCAGCAGAGCCAGCTACGCCCGCTTGGTCGGCGAGGATCTGGAAGGGACGTTCCAGTCTCTGTGCGTTGTGCTGAACAGCATCATGGAGGAAGCGGCCCGCCTCTGCCGCCAGCCGCCGGATTATGACGGAGGTGATGGCGATGAATGAGATGTACAGCTTGGACTTTGACCGCTACGGCCCGCCCTTGGAGCCGCCGGACGACTACTATTTTCTGCCGCGTGACGCAGAGCAGGAGGATGAGAACGACCATGACGAATGAACTTACCGTCCGGGTGCAGAACTCAGTGATCCCGGCCATGAGCTGGAACAAGGACGAGGTGCGGCAGAACCTTGACGAGCTGCTTGCAGCCTATACAGGCCTCGTCTATACTCCGGAGAGCATCAAGGGCGCCAAGGACGACCGGGCCAAGATCAACAGCTGGGATAAGCAGCTGGGTGCAGCCGTCACCGCCGCAAGGAAGCTCTACCTGAAGCCGTTGGAGGACTTTCAGGCCGACATCAAGACCATGCGGGAGCAGTGCAAAAAGGTCTCCGGCGCGATCGACGCGCAGGTTAAGGCTGTCGAACAGGCCGAAAAAGATGAAAAGGCGTCTACGTTGAAGCTGGTCTACCGGGACTGCATCGGGGAGCTGGAGCAGCTTGTACCGTTCGAGAAGCTGCTGGTTCCCCAGTGGCTCAACAAGACCTTCGACCTTGCTCAGGCCGAAAAGGAGCTGCGCAAAGCTGTGGAGACCCGGCGGGAGGAACTGCGCCTCATCCGAGAGACCTGCGGCGAGGATGCCGAACCTTGCATCACCGAATACCTGAGGTCTCTGAGCGTCAACGATGCCCTGCATGAGCACAGCCGCAGAGAACGCGCCCGTGTGGCTCAGGCCGAGGCGGAAGCCAATCGGCAGGCCGCAGAGCGGGCCAGAGCCGCAGCGCCGGTCATCATCCCGCCCACAGAGGAAGAGCGTCAGCTGAAAGAAGAAGCTGCTCGGGAGGCCCGGAGTAACGCTTTTATAACGGCCTCCGGACGGCTGGATTGTGAAGTTCTGCAGCAGTTTGCCGCCCCGGCGGTCCCGGCCCGCAAACGCTACCGCTTCTGGGTGGATTTCACCCCGGAAGACATCGAATGGTTCAAAGCCGAAGCCCAGAAGCGCGGCTTTGCGTATGGTTCTGTGAAATAATCGGAGGTAACTACTTATGGCTTTTTCCCGTTCCGGCGCACCTGCGCCCACCATGTCCGCAAACACCACTGATACCACGACTGCCCGGATGACCGCGATGCAGCAGCGTGTAGTCCAGAGCAACGCTCTTCAGGCTGCCAGCCCGTCCAAACCTGTGGAGATCACCTCTGCCGACGGCCAGCACATGACTGTCAGCTTCTCGGACGTCCGCAACTTTATCTGCGCCAAGGCCACAGATGCCGAGTGCAAGATCTTCCTCGAGACCTGCAAGCAGTATCGGCTGAATCCTTTCACGAAGGAAGCCTACCTCATCCACTACGACAACAACAGCGAAGAGACCCCCAGCACCATCGTTCTGGGCAAGAACTGTTATCTTCAGATGGCCGAACGTCATCCTAGCTATGACGGCTTCGAGGCCGGCGTCATCATCTTTGATAAGGTGGCTGGAGATTACCAAAAGCGGGAGGGTTCCATCGTTTACGAGGACGAGGAGCTTCTGGGCGGCTGGGCCAAGGTCTACCGCAAAGACCGCACCCGTCCCAGCTATGAGGAAGTGAAGTTGAGCGAGTACGACACCGGGAAATCCCTGTGGAAGGGCAAAAAGGCCACCATGATCCGCAAGGTCGCCCTTGTCCATGCGCTGCGGGAAGCCTTCCCCTCCACCTTCGGTTCTCTCTGCGATGAAAGCGAAGTCCATGTGGATGCAGAGTCCACCGCTGTGGAGCTGGACGATGCCGGACAGGCCCCGGCTCCCCGCTGGGCCCGCATCAAGGAAGCTGCCGAGCAGGCCGATGCCCTGACCGTCGAAGAGGCTGAGTGTTCTGTGGATGACCCCTTTGCCGGAGGTGACAGATCGTGATCCTGACGCACAAGACCGGCGTGCTGCTCCACGGGACCCTTGCCAAAGACCCGGTGTTCAAGGATGTGGGCCAGAAGCAGGTGCTCAAGTTCGACGTGAAGGCCCACAGTGTCAAGACCGACACGGGCAACTGGGAGAGCCTGTACGTACAGGTCAATGTCTGGCACGGGCTGGACAAGTGGGACGGGATGTTACTGAAAGGCGATGCCGTCACGGTTTTTGCCCGGGAACTCAAGACCCGGGAATACAACGGCAAGACCTATTACAGTGTGGATGCCGACGACATCCAGCCCGGCGGACTGGTACTCTTCCGGTGGATGCAGAATCTCATTGACCTCTGCACCGAACCTCCTGCATCGCCCGAACCTGTACTCACCGACGAGCCAACGCCCTTTGATGAGTCGGAGCCTGTGCCCGAGCAGACCAGCCTTTCCGGCGGGCAGATATACCCCGGCGAGAAACTGACTGACTACGCGCCCCGAACCCCGCAGGCGGCAGCTCCCACAGGTCCCGCCGTCGGCACCCCGGAGGCTGACGTCCTCATCGACGACAGTGCCAATGACCTGCCCTTCTGAGCCTGAACGCTGTGCTATCTGGCGATACGGGCATTTCATTCGAAAGGAGGTCAGGACGTGGGCATTGACCCTTCTCGCGGCTTTGTTGCCATCCCGCGCGGCCTGACCGACTGGGAGTGGTACTCAGAGCCAAACACCGCCCGGCTGTTCATCCATCTGCTGCTCACGGCCAACTGGAGCCAAAAGCAGTGGCAGGGCATCACGATCCACCCCGGAGAGCTGGTCACGAGCCAATCTCAGCTGGCAAAAAAGCTCAATTTGAGCATTATGCAGGTGCGAACAGCCCTGAAGCACCTCGAATCAACAGGATACATAACAGTCAAAGCCGGGTCGAAATACAGCCTTATCACGTTGAATAATTACGATTTGATTGAGGCCGGTAACAGGCAGATAACAGGCAAGCAACAGGCAGATAACAACAACTTAACCATAAATAACATAAAAAACATAAATAAGTCGTCGTCTGCGTGCGCGACGCCCGAGCCAACTCCGACGAAGACGACCTCCCTCATCGCGGAGGATTTTGAGCAGCGTATCTGCAATCTGAGCATCCAAGGAAAAGCCCAGCTGGCTGGATACGCCGACCGGCTGGGAGAGGAACTGGTGTCGGAGATTGTCAGCAGGTGCGCCGACCTTGGGGCTTACAGTTGGCCGTATGTCCGCAAAGCGCTGGCAGAGGCTGAGGCGCAGGGATGCAAGTCTGTGGAGGAGTACCGCAGGCTTCACCCCATCGGCAGCGGACGGAATCTCCGAGTTGACCGCACAGAGCCGAGCGGGAATGATTTCCTGAAGGATGCCGCCCGGCGCAGACGATTGACAAAAAAGGAGGGACTCGATGTATCGGAATCCTGAATACTACCCCGACCCGACGGTCGGCCGGGCACTGGAGAACCTCCGCAGAAAGGAGACTCGATTGAACACTGGAAAGCAATTTGAAGCCGACTGGAAAAACTCCATGCCGAAGGATGCATGGTGCTACCGGCTCAAGGACAGTGCAGCCGCCTATTACGGCGGAAATGAGAGCCTGAGCTTTTCCATCGACAACATCTGTGACTTTGACGTCTACCGCTACCCCATGCACCACTACTTCGAGCTCAAAACCATCGACACCCCCAGCATCCCGTTAGAAAAGATCCTTGGTCGATTCGACAGGGAGAAGCAGAAGTATCACAAGCTCAAGCATATCACCGACATGGCCCATGCAGCTGAGTTTCACGGCCAGACCGCTCATGTGGTCATCAATTACCGGGGCAAGGTCAACCGCACCTTCGCCATCTCGGCCAGTGCTGTGCTGGAGTACATGAACACCCAGACCCGCAAAAGCATCCCATGGCAGTGGGCCGCCCTGAACGGCATCGAGGTGGAGCAGCGTCTGCTTCGTGTCCATTGGCGGTATAATGTGGAAGGGCTGCTGAAGCGGTTGGAAGGGGGTGAAGCCGTTTGACCTACGAGGAAAAGAAAGAATGGCTCCGTCAGTACGAACGCGCCAAAAAGAAAGAGCTGCACCTGACGCATGAGCTTCAGGAAGCAGAGTGTGACTATGGCCATATAACACAGGCGCTTTCATCGGTGCCGGGAGGTAGCGGCGATGGACAGGCGCTTCCTCGTGCTGTGGAACGAGTAGAAAAAGCAAAGCAGGCTTTGGACGCACAAATCTTGTTTTGCGACGATCTCCATGCCGAAATCACGGCAGTGCTTCTCAGCTTGGAAGACCCCGACGATTACGAGATTTTGAAGCTGAGGTATCTTCACTTCAAGACATGGGAAAGCATTGCAGCTGAAATAAAGCTCTGCCTCCGTCAAATCTACCGCCGCCATCATCGCGCCATTGATGCGCTGAATCTATAATGTCAGTCAATGTCACCTAGAAGTCATTTTATGTCACTCCACGTTATGCTAAAATAGTACCATCGGCAGAGCCGGAAAGGCCCACCGATACACGCAGCCTCCGCACCGTGTCCTCTCTGTTTGACCG